AGTGCGATTAACTTAGATTCATTCTTTGGAAGAACCAATCGTGCATAGCGATAAACCAATGATGCACCGTCTTTGGAGGTAACATCAAAGAGGTCATCTTGAAACATAGGCACTTGTGTAAACTTAGCCTTGAATCGGTCAATGCGATACTGAACCTGTGCCATTGACATACGTGCTGTGCCTTTGGCTTCACGATTAGCCTTGACTGTATTGATAATAGTTTCTTGACCGTCAATGACTGCCTTTGCGATACCGTCATCAGTTGATGCGCCACCGAAATAAAGGTCATCTACAAATCTAGGACCAATTTTATCTAGGTTAAAAAATCTATTTGCTGTAGTTACAGTTGTAATGCGTGCCTTGCGTATTGGATCTAGGCGTGGAATCATTACACGCTTGCGACCAATCTGGCCCTTCATCATTTCTTCTGTCTGCTTTGCGTTCAAGAAGAACGCCTTAGCAGTATCTGCATTTGTAACAGCTACATCTGCATTAAGGAATGACTTAATTACTGGATCACCGAACTCTGGAGCAATTGTTGTAAGACGTTGCTTAATAGCAACTGCTTCTTTAGTTAAGCCAGAGTCAACAGCCTTCTTGTATGCACCAAGATCTGCACCGTATGAGTTCCAGAAGTTAACAACTTGTGGTCTTGTGAAGACTTCTTCAACCTTATTACCACCGACAACAACATCTAATGAATAACGAGAGATATCTACTGCACGCTTTGCTTTACCAGCAAGAATGAGTGGGTCTGCAAAGATACGGTATGCAGCATCTACTGCACCTGATACTGCACGGTAAAAGAAACCTGAACCTTCAAGTTGCTCTGGAGTAATAAGGTTTGCTACTTGACGACCAGGAGAGTACTTAGCAGCTTGTGCTGCATCTAGTGCATCCTGAAATAAATTATCTTTGTTCTGTGCAGCAATGGCTGCAATCTGGCGTTGTGCTTCTGTGCCAGATGAGGCAATCTCACTTAACTTCTCTCCAGCTGCAACTCGCATTGCAACCTGCATACGGTCATTACCAAACTTAGTTGTAGCGTTTTGGATGCGACCTGGATTAAATACCTTGTCGCCCTTATCGTTAGATGTAGTCCAAGCATCGCCTAAGTTCTTGCCTTCCATAACTGCAATAGCACCAGTACGGTAAAGACGTGTAGAAAAATCAGATACTTCTTGTAGACCTTGCAGTAGCGCTCCGCCTGTATAATTCCAAGCAGTGCCTAGCCAACCACTTTGTGGCTTAACTATTGGATCTTCTGTTCCTGCTACTCGTCTTAATGCTTCTTGTTGTGCAGGGCTTTTTAATGAGTAAGCCTGTTGTGCAACCTTAGAAGGTAGGTTAGAAAGTTCACGGTGAACAGATAGCGTTTTACTTAACGCTTCCATTTCTTTTCTTTCTGCAGGAGTTAAACCTGCAGCGCTAGCAGCGGCATTGAGATTAGCCAACTCTAGTCACCTCGCGCAACGGCCTGCTGATACAAGATGGCAATAGATCCATCTGTGTCAAATGGCAACATCTTTGCTAATATGTCAGAGTTTCTAGTAATAGCCTTTTGCATCATTAGTGCATTAGAACCTGGTCCATCACCAATGTCAGCACCTGCTGTAATTGGCTCGCCTGGACGTTGTGTTGGTGCGTATAATTCTGTTATTGGTCCTTGTGCTGCAGCTTCGCGTACATCGCCTGCACGAGCAGGACGTGTATCTGGAGTATTGGCTAGCGGAGCACCTGACTTAATAGCCTGTGTCTCAACGCCTTCGCCGTATGCTGTGGAACCTAGTTCTAACTTATCGGTACGTGTAGAGAACTTACCTGGGCCTGCTGGTCCAGCCAGTGGATTCATCATACTCACTGTTTGTCCTCCTCTAATTTTTCTAAGTCTGTTGCCATATCTTCCCAAGCCCTGTTGGTTTGAGTAAGATGATTTGATTGATAAATTGCTAACTCCATTAGTTCACCTGTTAAGGTTTCAATAGATGAAGCTATGTTGTGTATAAAGCCTACGCCTACTACAACAAGATCGAGTAAGCGTACTGGACGAGGAATATAATTATCATCTTTCATCGCCCAGTACACCTCTCATTAAAAGTTATTACCCCTTTTTTACTGCTGATCCTTTACGACCTGCTGGAGTCATTCCGAAGAATACCTTGCCGCCTGCTGGCTTTGAAGTATCCATCTTGCCTTCCTTTGGCTTAGCCATTGGAGCTGCTGCACGTGATCCTTTATTCATATTTACACCTCCTCTGATTATGCTGCGCCGGTAATACCAGCTAGTAGTTGGGCTATATCGGGACGTTGACCAGCAGCAGGGGCCATACCACCTTGTTCTTGTGGAGGTTGCGCTGAGGCTGGGGCGGGGGCCGCTCCTGCTGCTGGAAGTTGTTGTTCCATACCTGGTGCCATTGGTGGCATCTCTGGGGCTGGAGGTGGTGGTTCTGGTGTAAATGCTTTTTCGATTGTGCTCTCTAGCGATTGGCCCTTTTGCCGACCTTGGATAACAGATGCAATGCGGGTGATAATCTCACTAGGGTCTTGACCTTGCGCTGCAAGGGCTGGAATGGCTTGAGCATACTGAGCAACAGCCACGCGCAAAGAATCGCGCATTTCTTCGATATCAACACGTTGTTCCTCCTGCGTAACATTCAAGTCCATTGGAATCTCACGACGTACATAGTCACGAGATACGAGCTTGTCTGAACGCATTTGTAGTAAAGCAATGATGGCACGGTTTGGATCCATACCAGACATAATTCCGTAGCGTACATCTACGCCGTACTCACCCTTGATGTCACGAGATGGTGTGTACTTTAGAACGTAAGGCGTTCCATCATCTGAACCCTTGATGGTCTTTGGAATACCAGCAAATATTTTCTCATCTGCTTCAAAGCATACTGAGATAAGTTCTTGGAACATACGAGCAAACTGTGCTTGTGCTGCCTTGATCTGTGTATCAAAGCCAGCCTGTAATGCTTGCACACCACGGCCTGTAACAACTGATGCGTCAATGTTACCTGAACGAGATTCAGGGTAACGAGCACCGAGGCGTAGTTCACGTTCTAATACACCAGATTCTGTAAAGACTCCAGGTGGTAGTTCTAGTGGAACGCGACGAATACCTTGTGGGTTAGCAGAACGCATAATTGAATCTGGACCAAGTGCCAACTCTTGCACATCCTGTGGGATAGCAATAGGTGCTTGGATAGATTTTTCTGCTGCTTGGATCTGCAATACTGCAAAGCGAGCACGAGCTAACTGTACAGATAGAACATCATCAAACTGTCCACGTGCTTCACCATCAAGTGAAGAACGCATTACGACAGATGCCATTGCCTTACCTAAAATGTTAGGTGTGCGTGATAGAACTAAGTTCTTACGCTCTGGTAAGTACAATAGGTCTTGTTCTTTATCGTGGTACTTAACCATTGAGATATAAGGAGAAGACAGAGCATACTGATTCTTACCTAGAATCAAATCGTAATACTCTGGGTATTGTGCCGCTAGTGTCTCTGCATCGGTAACGATGACCTGAGATATAGACATAACACGACCATAACGATCTAACTCTGGGTATGTACCGAATGGATTGAGCATACGGATACGAGGGTTGTTATCCTCAAAGTCCATCTCAACCATAGCGATACCAAGACCGTAGGTGTTATACCAGTCTGCTGCTGTGTACATCTGCAGTTGTAGGTCAGAGTTTGTTACATAAAAGTTTGCAATACGAGTTCTAGTATCTGCAGCTTTCCGTGCTGCATCTGAAACCATATTGGTTGCTGAGCAGTTAAAGGATGGCAGTGGTGCCATTGCTTCTGCTAGATCTCGTGCTGCTACGTCAATGAAGTTTGCAACCAGAGGCTTTGGGTATTCCTCTGAAAACATTGCAGGGTATACCTTAGAGATATCTCCCTGACGCACCGAGAGCACATCACGCATACGTTGATCTCGCGCTGATGAGCGAGTACGTAAGCGTGCTAGCTTAGCGTCAACTTCTTTGACTGATAACAATTGAGGTCCTTATCCTTTGTATACGTCTACGCCGTATTTCTTTTTAAGAATGTTAAGCATTGCTTTGTCTTGTGGGGTCATCTTTGGCTTTAACTTATTAGTATCAAAAGTCTTTGCAACTGACCCTTTAGCCACAGGCTTCTTTGCTCCTGGCATTATCTAACTCCTTAAGTTATTTAGTAAACTGTCTTCTTAGGCTTTTTTGGTACATTGAAAATTCCACCAACACGTGTAGTTTCCATAGGCTTTGGCTTTGCAGGTGCCTTTTTTGTAGTATTAGACATTGGCTTTGCTGTTACTTTCTTTGCTGCTGGAGAGTTTCCAATAGCTGCTGCTGCACGCTTTGCTGCAGCTTTTTTAATCTCACGCTTTTCAATACCAACTGCACGTGCTGCAGTCTTCTTGCGATCTAATGCCATACGTGGCTTAAGAGTTTTTACGGCTTTGCGTTCTTCTGCCATAGAAAGTGTTACTCCTGCTGTTCTTGCATTACGACTTACTGTTTCATTTGCAGCAATACCAGTTTCTAAACTGGTTGCCTTATTACGCGCTTTACGAACCTTGTCGTTAAGTGATGCCATTGTTATCTCCTTGTTAGATGAACGTACGGTCTTTCTCTGCGAGCAGTTCATCTATGTTGATAACTGTTCGTTTGCCCTGTTCGTAACGAGACAGGAATGGGTTTTTCATATGGTGGGTCTTGTGCATACCTTGGTTGAGCATCTCGCGTGCTCTAATCTCACAGAACCAAAGTGCCATTACCATATCGGTCTTGCCTTTAGTAGTTGGTGACCACGTAATCAATTGCTCGATAAGAGCTTTGACGTTTTCAGTTTGGTCACTAGGTAAATGAATAAGGTTGTCGCGGTGGTGCTTTCCGTCGTGTTGTTTTGTGCCGAACAAGGTGGACATAGAAGCAACACCGAAACCGGAGTCCCACTTGTTGGTTCCAGTATGGTGTTCTCGCAGTAGCACACCCCGTGAGGCAAGGTTTTGGCGGATGCCCTCATCTTGCGTAAGGAATGATTGAAAAGCATTTTTTTCTACTATCCACTCACTGGGCTGGTACAGGGAAGTCCAGTCAAAGATTAGTTGGCGTATCGCAGCAGGCGTTGGCCTAGTGATCTTAATAGCATCAACGATATAGCGTTTATGTGTAGCCCTATCAACAGCGTAACAAACGACGGCTGTATCACCAACCATAGCGGGATCAAGACCACAAATAAAAGAAAAGCCGTTAACATCCCTCGGATGGCCTGGGTTACCAGGAACCAAGCGACCTGCTTTACGCATACCATCTATAGAACCTCGCACACATACCGGATCAAAGATGGCATCATCTGAGATATCTTGTTGTTGATAGACCAAAGCCCAGGTACTTGCATCCATAGCTTGGCGTTCATTGTAAAGGTTGCGGCCATTCCATCTAGGGTAGAGGCCGTCTTCGTTCTTATCAGATTCTAGTTGTCCATCAAAGGGTGCATCGGATGCTGGCCAGAGAGTTTCCCACTTGTCGGGGTCATTGTCTGTGGCAAGAAGCGCTGGCATAGCCAAGTACTTCCACGGGACCAGTCCACCTGGGTAGCGGTCTTCGTTGCGTAGCTCGCGGTATAGGTCCATCGCAGAGACTCTAGTACCAATAACTACAAGTTTACCTGTAGGGTTCAAACGTGAACGTACATCCTGGGTTAACCAGCGGATCTGCTTTTCAAACTCGTTAGCGTTCTTCAAGGTAACAGCGTCATCTACAATAATCATATCTGCACGCTTACCGTAGATCTGACCACCGATACCGATAGCTTCGATGTTTGGGTCTTTTTCACTAGACTCACGAAGTTCGGAACCAAAGGTGACGCGGGTGGCTTGCCAGGATGCTGACTTAGAGTTAAACCCTACGCCAGCCGCGTAAGCCTGTTGGAGTGATTCATACATCGGATGTGTCAGGCGTTGCTTGATGGCGTAGAGAAAGTCGGCAGCTAACTGCTGGGTTTGGGAAACAATCAAAACTCTAAAGTTGGGGTTACGTACTACCTGCCAGGTTACATAGTCCACGGTGATCGTAATGGACTTGGCGTGGTTGGGTGGGATGTTTAATAAAATTCTATTAGATGCCAGCCCTGGCTCATACTTCATAGAAGGGTGTAGCCAACCAGGTTCGCGGCCTTCGATCATATCTACCAGGTTTTGCTGGTGTAGGAAGGTCTTAGAGTGGAGGAACTTCTGGCGGAACTCGGCAAAGGTTAAGTCGTGAACATCGCCGGAGGCAAAGCTCTTGTCCTTAAGACCAAGGCGTGTTCGGTCAACCTTGTCGCAGAAGACCTTATCGGTGCGACGGTAGTACTCGTAAGTCTTAATGGATTTACCAGCTGAGGCACAAGCCTGCTCAATGGTCATACCCTCTGCTACACAGCCAAGGATGATTCTCTTGGCAATGTCGGCGCTGTTATCGGCCACTGTTTGCTCGTCTCATCTCTTCTACTAGAATTGCCGCCGCGATTTGGCGGCGCATTTCTAAGCGACGGGACTCTCGCTCTGCCTTGTACTGCTTCCAGAATTTTCTACTGGAGGTAGCCTGGAGATATAACTCTTCTTCGGTGTAGTTACGTATCATCGGCGCGGATGCTCATTTCATATTTACTAGGTTGAGTATGATCTTCCTATTAGAGATAGAGCTATCCCCACTAAAAGTACTGGGCAGGTCGGGCTTAACGCCCGAGCGAGCTACAGCGAAGTGAGGGGTAAGTCAGTACTCGGCCTAGGGGCCTCGCTAGAGGCCAACCAAGGGTCGTAAAACATACTCTCCCCGTTTTACTCCCCTACTATATATAAGGCAGGAAATGGGCTTGGATTCTCGTTTTTAGAATGTGACCTTCATCACAGTATATATAACCGCAGGTCAGAGGCTAGATCGCAGCTTTAACTTTAGCAAATATTTTTTGTTGGGGAGTACCGCGCACGCCCGCACACAATTCAACAAGGGGGGGTGTGCGTTGCTGACTGGTCTGACTGTTTTGCCTAACTGGTCTGACCTGTGGATAAGCCTGTGGATAACTTTCTATAAAAAAAGGTGGGGCTGACTCTACCTCCGGCGGGGCTTAACCCTCAACCCTTTACTATTTAACAATGACCTAAGCTAACCGGTGACCCTAACCGATAGCCTCTCACCGGCTGACCCGCTAGCCTTGCCACCCCTAACCGGTGAGACTAAGCCGGTGACCTAGTGGCCGGCTAACCTTGCCGAGCTGATGACCTAGCCCTTGCCTCTTGCCGGTGTCTCGGTAGGTATTAGATCCGACTCATAGACCTAGACGGCTGACCTGTTGCCTGTCCCGACACGCCCTAACCTTGTCGGTTAATGGCTTGACACTATGGGGGATAGTCGTGTACTTTTATCCCGTGAGCCTCACTTACCTAACAAGCTCACAAGAGGATAATCTAATGAATAACAAGCTGAACGAAACTATAAATCTGTTTTGCTATTGCAGCGTTAGCCCGTGGAATTTATCCGGACAAGCTGCACACATCAAGCTAAATAATAAACTAATCTGCACTAAGTGCGGGCGGGGAGAATAATAAATGTCATCACTAGCACAACAACAAGCAGACACGCTAGACGATAGCGTGACCCGCATAGTTATTGCCGAGCAATTTAAGCAAGACTTTCTTCTAGTTATGGAGAACGATTACGAGGCTTACACCGAGCTAATGGCAGACACTAAGGCAAGCGATAGCCTTGTTCAGCTATCCGATACCTTGCGCGGAGAGTGGGAGACACTAGCCGAGCAGGTCACCGAGCTAGTCACCGAGCAGATAAGCGAGATAGCCGGCCTACTAATTGCTCAGCTATTGCAGGGGCAAGGCTCACTACCTTTTGACCTAATCGCTAAGCAACTACGAGAGGAGAATAAGTAAGTGAGTGAGTGCGGAGTGTGCAATAGCAAGGCGGTAATCTTCCCGATTATCGTAAATGAGAAAGAGGTGCGAGCTTGTGCTAAGTGCATTACTAGCAAGCATCTAACGGGGTGGAGTTTATGATGACCTACACAATCGAGGAAACCGGTCTCGGCGGGTGGTTTGCATACCGATACCAATACTCACACGGGGCGATTGACCGGTTCGGCTATGCCGAGACACGCGAGGAGGCCGAGGAGGCAATTAGGAGAGAGGAGGCGAGTAAGTGAGAGAGTTATCTAAGAGGGGCAATCTTGTCGCCGGCATAGCTATCGGCTTACTTATTGCCGGCCTCGTATGGGTCAGCGGTAATGTATGGATTACCGAGGAGGGGCGTATCTGCCTCGGCTCAATGCTTAAATGTATGTAATAGCTTTCACTAGGTAGGTGACTATCCTCTCCCGCGTGAGCGGGAGAGGGTGGCCGGTACCTAGCCGGATCTTAATAGTAAAGGGGTTAAGTATGACTATCGAAAGAGTACGACATAGCGGGGCTTATGTTATCTCCGCTTTTGTAGGAGAGGGAGCGGGCGAATACCTATTCACGCGTACCTATTATGGCTACACAATTAAACAAGCTA